TCATACAATTTTGTATCATTAGCATCTCTCTTTTCTAACGCACCAAAAATAACATATAGATGGTCACAGAGCCAGTTGCGTATACAAGATTCAACCGGTGAATCGGTTCGTGACATTCAGGCGGAATATGAAAATGTAAAAGAGATGTATATTGATTCCTCATTTGACACCATCAATAAAACAATGAGTGGTGCACTGGGTCACAAGGTATTTGAAGTTGACATTATTAGAAAGACAATAAACAAGAAAACATACTCATATCTCGACGATTTTTCAAAAACGTCCCATTTGAATAAGTTCCCAACAAACAGTGACAACATGATACACAGTAACAATGCTGTATTAGAAACATGCATCATTCATCCTGCATATCATTCAAACTTCACACAAGATAGAGATGCAGATATTCTTGTACGCAGACCTTCAATACTGGCAGAGATGGAATTTATCAAGTTGGATATTGTAGTTAATGGCAGGACTGATCTTAAAGTTGGCGATGTTGTTTCGTTTGAGATGGGTACATTCTCAACAAATGATGAAACAGATAAAAACAAAGAAAACAGAATAGACCAATATTACAGTGGCAATTATATAATTGCAGCTATTCAGCATAGATTCACTCTAACACGTCATGAGTCAATTATGCAAATTGTCAAAGATAGTTTCCCAAATAAAATTACATTATAAGGATTGAGGAATGCAAACAATTCATGAACCAATGTTTAGACTTGGTGTAGTTGAGGACCTGAATGATCCTCTTAAGCTGGGACGTGTTAGAGTTCGTGTAACTCAAGTTCATACAGATTCATTGGCAGAATTGCCTACAGAAGATTTACCATGGGCTGATTGTATTAACTCTGTATATTCAGCATCCATGAGTGGCATTGGTGATACTCCACGCTTGCTTAATGGTTCATGGGTTATAGTGTCATTCCTTGATGTCGCAAAGCAAAAACCAATTGTATGGGGAACCATTGGTGGAATTCCAGGCGCAAAAACAAATATTCAACCCGTTGATACAAATAACATCACCGAGTTATTAAACAACATTCCACCAATCATACCCCCGCAACCGGTTGCAGTAACTTCAAACGGACAAACAGTCATTATTGAACCACCATATATAGGTTCGTTAACAAAGAGTCAAGTTGATAAACTACATGCAGATATTTTCAAGTCGGATAACACATCTGATATTATTCAAATCCTCCGCACCAATTACACAAACTTAGCTAATGCTGGTGTATTGTCAATTGATTCTGATCCAGCAAAGACTGCTGGTGTATTGGAAATTGCATACTTCATGGGCCACTTGACAGCAATCAACTACGTTAACGGCACTGATACAATATTACCGGCAGGATCAAATGCATCTGATTATTACAGAAGAGGATATGCCGCTATTACAGGTGTATATACATTTGAGCAACCAACCAAAGAGAATTTATCTCAACCTGCGGCAGATATAAAATCAGCACAAAATCAGAATGCATTAAAATATGATGTTGGTGTAACTCGTGGTTCTGGTAAACAGGGATTCGCAGACCCAACTGGCACATACCCTCTAAAAGATCATTTAAATGAATCAGACCTTAATCGTCTTGCTCGTGGTTCAAAAATTAGTCAAACAATTGTTGGTCAAAAAGAAAGTGATCGCATAACTGGTGTATCAGTTGCACTGAGTTCTGCTACATGGGATCAAAGTCCAATTCCATATGCAGCAGTGTATCCATATAATAGAGTTATATCCACTGAATCGGGTCATGTGATGGAATTTGATGACACACCTAACAGGGAAAGAATAAACATCCATCACAAGTCTGGTACATTCCATGAAATTGATGCAAATGGTAACTCGACAACCAGAACTAAAGGTATCCGCACAGTTATAGTTGATAAAGATGAATTGATTTATATTCAGGGTTCAGGCTACATAACAGTTGATGGAAATTGCGCTATTCAGGTTAAAAAAGCACTTAGTATTGAAGTATTTGGAGATGCCAATATCAAAGTTTCTGGTAATTGCACACAAGAAGTAGACGGTGATTACAAACTAACAGCAAACAACATTGAAATGTTTGCAAAGAGCACTGCAAAATTGGTTGGCAATTCGTCAATGGAAGTTGGTTCATCCGGTTCATTTACGGTGGGCGGATCCGGAACCATTACAAACACTTTATGTATTCCTGGTATACCACTTACATTAACTGCAACATCATCAGGCACACCTGCATCTGCAAATCAATTGGATGCAACAATTCAAATACCATCGCCGGTTACACGACAAGAAATTGTAGACATGACATTGGAAGGTGCGGAAGATATTACTAGTGTCATGTATCAAGATGCACCACCTCCAACAAAAGTTGCATCTGATACAACAGCTCCATTGCAAGTTATTCCTGTGACCGGCGTTTGTGGTTTTGTTGATCTTAGTTTAGATATACAATTAACCACAAATTACACACTTGCAAGCTTGTGCGGCACCCATCCATTCCCATTGGTTACAGGTCAACATGGTCTAACAGCTGAGGAGATTGCATGTAATCTCAAACAATTGGCTATTAACGTACTAGAGCCATTGCGTGAGAAATATGCATCAATTGGTTTCAAGATCAATTCATGTTTCCGTGAAGCAGGTAGTAGCATATCAAAAGCAAAAGGAATTTCTCAACATGAACTTGGTATGGCTGCTGATATATCATTTAGCAAAGTTAGAGGTTTGCCTAATGATCGCCAACAATTTTTTAACTTGGCATCTGAAATTAAAAACGTTGTACCATTCGACCAATTATTGCTTGAATATCGTAGTTCAGGAAGCGTATGGATTCATATTAGCTTCAATTCCAAAAATCTTCGTCGTCAAGTTCTCACCATGAATAATGATAAACTATATGATGTTGGATTACACCTTTTGACTTAAAAAAAGTAGTCGAAAAACTTGATTTTTACTTGACAAACCTGTAGTATTTCAACTGTGTCTGGATGATAATTACAACAATAATGGATATTGAATAAATAATTAGATAGTATTCAATAGTATTTAGACATTCAATGGCAACAACTACTTATCAGGATATTGATATTTCATTTGGAATACATCCATCAACTAAGGATATATTAAAATTATATGATGTTACTGCCGCAAAATTTGCATTGCGTAATGTACTTTTAACTTCATCAGGTGAGAAACTAGACGATTTTGGTTACGGTGCTGGAATTAAGCAATTGCAATTTGAATTAATGACACCACCATTAATATCTTTCATAAAAAGAAAAATATCAGAACAAATATCTATATACCTTCCAGAAATAGCTGTACAAGATATTAATGTTGCATCAAACATTGACACTGGTGAATTAAACATAACATTAACTTTTTATGTGCGTGGTAATTTGCAACTTCAAAAGTATTCTCTAGTTCTTGAAAGAGCTAGATAGAAATAATCTAAACCCCGCCGGAGATAGCATCTCCGGCCCGACGCCTCCTTCGGGAGGCGTCTCTTTTTATAGAAAACAATAAGTTACACATCTTGCTTGTATAATTATCTGAATCATGTAGAATGTGGTCATTAAGTAAACATTATTAAAGGTGAATTATCATGGAAATTGTTGAACATTATGGCATTGAGAATATTCCAGAGAATTGCACTAATTTGTATGTAAACTATGCAACTAAACTACCGAAATTACCTAATACTCTAATAGAACTTTGTGCAAACGGAGTAACTGAGTTGCCAGAATTGCCGGAAGGATTGGAAGTTCTTTATGCACACAATGTAACTAAATTGCCGAAATTGCCGAAAGGATTGAAAGCTCTTTCTGTGCATAATGTAACTGAATTACCGGAATTGCCTAAATCATTGAAATTTCTTTCTGCACATAGGATAACTGAATTTCCTGAATTGCCGAGTGGATTGATTTTTCTTGGTGCGGACGGATTAACTAAACTGCCGAAATTACCTGATTCGTTGGTTTATCTTTATGCTGATAATGTGACCGAACTGCCGAAATTGCCGGAAGGATTGAAAGTTCTTTATGCTGCAAAAGCTAAGAACATTCCGGATCGATTCAAGAGATGAATGGTTATTGAAATTGTTAAACATTATGCAAGCGCACTACTCACCCAAAGACATTGAAGCCGCCGCCCAGCAACACTGGGACAAACAGCAAACTTTTCGCGCCGTGAAAGAATCTGGCAAACCCAAATACTACTGTCTGTCGATGTTCCCATATCCATCCGGCAAGCTTCACATGGGACATGTGCGCAACTATACCATCGGCGATGTGCTGACCAGATGGCACAAGATGCGCGGTTACAACGTACTACAACCTATGGGATGGGATGCCTTCGGCCTACCCGCCGAGAATGCCGCCATCCAGAACAAGATGTCTCCTGCAAAATGGACTTACGACAACATCGCCTACATGAAGAAACAATTACAATCTCTTGGATTAGGCATTGACTGGGCGCGCGAGATTGTCACCTGCCAGCCTGACTATTACAAATGGAACCAGTGGTTGTTCCTGCGCATGCTGGAGAAAGGCATCGCCTACAAGAAGACCCAGGTGGTGAACTGGGACCCGGTGGACCAGACCGTGCTGGCCAACGAGCAGGTGATCGACGGCCGC